TTAATCGTGGATTCTGTCGCGCCTGTGTCAATGTTTATCGGCGACGACTGTGTGGGTGCCGATGGTCCTGTGTATGCCCCGATGCTTACTATTGTTGCTTTGGTTTGCAGATAGTTAGGGGCGCGTCCAGATGCAGGGTTGACGCCTATTTGTGATTGCGTAATATTAAGGCTGTCCAGTACATCTATTGCAGATTGGTCTAAGCCATAATAGATTGTTGCACCCTCGACATAAACATCGTGTGCGCCCGTTGGCACTGAGCCGGTTGACCAGTTAGACGCGGTTGACCAATCGCTCGGTCCTGCGTTGGGGGTTGCTGATGTCCGCACAAAGGTCTGGGCATTAGATGCGCCGCCGCCAGCCTCAGTAGTTTCAACAGCAACACTAAACCCTGTCCCTGCCGTGTCTGCGGTCAATGTCACAATGGGGTTGTTATCTGTGGCGGTCACCCCTGTGCATAGCGCATTGGTGCTGATGTTCCATGCGGCAACAAGGCCAGCGGTTACGTCGGCAATCGTGGTGGCCGCAGCAGTATATGTTATAACAGTGGTGGCCCCGTCCCTGCCGGTAACCGTGATGTTAAAGATGTCGCCTATTTCAATCGTCACGCCGACCGTTAAAGAGTCAACCTGTGCCACTGCTGTAGCTGTCCCTATCCATTTAATTGCTGCCATTATATCTCCTATGTCAAAAGTGGGTCGGGTGGTGTATCGAACACGTCCAACGCATCGTATTTATTCCAGTCCATTCGTGCTATCAGGTAGTAGTTCTGGCCATCGTCTGAGGGCTTTACCATCGTAGCCCTGAAATGAAACTCCGAGGTTGCAGCCCCGCTGCCCACAAAGTTATCCAGATATGCCAGGTCGGTCGGCCAACTGCCGATTATTGGTGCGGTGTAGAATGTTACAGCCGCGCCAGACGGGACGCTGAGTTGCATATATCCATTATAAACTATCGCCGTCGCCGAATCTGTATCAACCGGATTAGCGGTTATCGACGTGTCGCCGGTACCTATCTCACAAGCTGAAAATTCCTCGGCGTTCCTTGTAGATTCGGCATACTCGACACCTTTATAAGATAGCCGCATTAACAGGTTGGCTTCACCAATAGCAAGCGTGCCGTAAGTATCCCTCGCAACGGAAACATAAAATGTCTGCCTGAAAATATCCTCATCGAAACCTACAGGCTCAAAGTCCCCGCCATGTGTGTTCCATATTGATGTGCCGATACCATTGGATACACCAACCATATAACCACATGGGAAATAGTCAGTTTCGACACTGGTCTGGTAACTGTCGGCCTCTACAAGTACAGTACATTCGTCAACTGCTTCGGCTGCGTTATCGAAATCATCGGAAACATATTCATCACCCTGCCATCTCCTGCCAACGGTTACGATAAGCACGTCCTCACCATCGAAGTATTCTAACCGAGACAAAGCGTTCCAAATATCCTGCACGGTTTCGGATTTAACTTCAAATTGTTCCAAGGCGACGTAGGCTGGGTCAGGGTCAGCGTCCAAATCCCAAACCGCGATCACTTGCGATGGATTATGACGCTTGCGGCAAAGCCGCACATCATCCGCCAGAACATAAACCAGATCGTCTTCGGCGTAGGTCGTTGCCGGATCATAAATTTTAACTTTGTCGTGGACCCATTTCGTCGGGCTGGTCGCCGGATCGTTGCCGGTATTGCTGTCAGCCAGTGACGTATAAAAGTGCACCGTGTCGGCGTCCAGTGTGAAAATCCTGCTGCCGTCGGCGTAGGTATGTCCGTCATCATACAGGGCCACCGTTTCGTCGCTCCAATAGCTGGCGGCGGTTTCCGGGTCCTGATTTGTATTTTCGGCCTGCAGTGACGTGTAAAGCGTATCGTAGCCCGCCAACTCCGCGAAGGCCTGGCGTATCTCATCCTCCGTCGGCGCAACGGCATATTGATATGAGTCGCCGCCGGTCACCGTATCCCAGGCCGTGTACGTCGCCTGCGTGACCAGCAGCTGCGGCACATCTGCCCCAGGCGGAGTCGAGCTGCCCGGCCAGATTTTCCAGTCCTCAAGATAGGCACCGGCGTTGTCCCTGGGGCGACCGAGCGTCGTCTTCCATATCCGCCGCCAGCAGCCTATCGCGGCGGGCGGGCTGGGTGAAACTAAGTCCGCCCATGCTATCGTCTGCCAGTCCGGAGCTGCCGGATGCAGCCCGTCGGCGGTCGAACACCAATACCAGTCGTAATTTTGTATATCCTTCAGGATCTTTTCAAAGCCCGATGCGTTACACGCAAGGTAATCGTCTTGCCAGCCGACCCAGATAGGCTGACTTGGAATCCGTGTCGGCTGGTAGCAATCGGCCAGCCAGACCGTTTCCCAATCGGCCCCGTAATTCGTTTCGTCCGCATCCGGCGGTTCGTAAGCGTCACCGCTCAAGTGTTCGAACCAGCAAACGTATTTCGTGCAGCTCGCAAGCCGCTTGTCAGCGGCGTCGTTGGTCTTCCAGACGATGTCGCCAACGTGGTAGGTTTTCGCTGTCGAGTTCGTCCAGACGGCCCCTTGAGCTGCCCGCCAGTATTCTTTCCAGTCTTCGTCTTCAGACACATCGGTCAGATAATGTCCACCCGTCATGTCGATTATGTTCCGTGCGTAATCCTGATACGCGGTCAGTCCATCTTCATCGCTCATCAATGGGTTGTAGTGATCCTGCTCCCCCTCTGTCACTTCAACGTCAAACGGTTCCGGCCCGTCCAGAGTGCATTCCGTAAAATGCTTAATGTAAATGCTCCGGTCCCTTGCCCACAGGGTGCGATTAACCTGGTTGATATGAGCCTTCTTCGGCTCAAGGCCTTTCGGTGGAAACTTCTCAGGCAATGTCTGTTGGGGCAACCATCGGTAAGCAAGCAGGTTGCAATCATAAGCATGCTGACCACCGCCAGTCCCTCGATTCAGCTTGACGATCCATCTGTCGGAGTCAATATCGAAGTGCCGGTAATAATTGCAATGAGCAGCGAGTTCCCAGCTGCCGTTCAGCACGGCATCTGCGTGTAAAACAATATCGTTGCCGTTACCTGTATCATCGTTCTCGGTTGTTGGCGGGTTATAGTCCATCCATGCCGGAGTCATTGTTTGGTCACGCACTTCGAGGACGTACAGCTCACCATAAAAACCAACGAGCCAACCGCTATCATACACAAGGTCATTATAATCTGGCCTCTGCGTTGGGTATCCGTAGTAAAGGTCTATCCATGAGGTTAGATCGTGGTTGACAACAGTTGTATACTCGTAAGACCCGGCGTAAGGGTAGAATGCGACATATAAAAACTTCCGCAGGTCTTCCCAGTGTTCGTGCGTCGGCTCTTCGCCCGACAACAGCGGCCAATTAGCAGTAAACCAGCTTGGATAATCCACGCTCATATCACCACCGCCATTGCTCTCTGTTCTTCCGCGTGCCACGCCAGCGAACCCTTGCCGTCTGCGTCTGTTACAGGAGTAAACGTTTGCTTAAAGTAGTAACCACCGCCATAGGACATCAAGGGCACAATGTCGCCAACGTGAAACCATCTTAAACAGTTCCGCAGATCACTGGTGACATTATATCCTTCAGAATCTTGGACCGCAATAGCGTCAGGCGACACCTCCGGTTGGACTTCCCAGTAATCAACCCATGAATCACCAACCCCAGGCTCAGTGTTAGCCGACCCGTCATTATCTGCCGTGCATTTATAAAGCCGGCTATCTGTTGTATTATCCGTCGGATAAACGGGGCCATGCTCTCGCAAATCATCTACAACATACGCCCCCTCTGCCTCCCATGCCGTATAGTCAATCCCGACCAGTCGGCAAATATAACTACCATAACCAGCCGAAAGCGCGGCCCGTTCATTTTCGGTTGTGTCGCTCAACCATGTACCCGCCGGATTAGCAGTTTCCCATGTTGCCTGTGCGTCTGCATCCGCGTACCTCAAGCCCCTAACTACTGTTGCCCAGATAACACTTGAACCGCCCGCCGTCTTAGGCATACGAGGCATTAGTTGGTTGATGTCGAGGTTGACGGTGTAGCCACCCGGCGACTTCACAACCTTGATAATTCCGTCACCCTGAAAGTTGAGTAGCGAATTAAGGGCGCGGACTATCTCGTTTAACTTTGTCACAGTTTGTATTGGCCCTTGCGAGAATAGATTTATCATTCTAAGTCAATCCCCGCAAAAGATACCTCATCGTATACCTGCACAACTTTTTTCCCAGTATCGAACACAAGGTCATCCGGTGGCTTGCCGTCGTTTGGATCAATGAACACTACGTTTGCCGCCCATGTTGCGGGGTTGTATTGGAATGAATACCTGACGATATAATGGTCGCCTCCGTCAGAACTGCTTCCAGCTATTCCGGTGCATAGCCATGTTCGCGGTGCATAGTAGGTTCGCCATGTGTTTGAGTTTATCTTACCGACGTATGTTCTGTTCCATTCCTCAATTTTGTCAGCGTCGACGCTGCTGCCCTCTCGCTTGGTGACCGTGTATGTTTGTTGTGGTGTTAGCTTCGACACCATACCGCCCTGCTCATGGGTCTGACCGGCGTAGTCTGTGCGCTTTGTATATGTGGAGGGGTAGTCATATGATAATGTTATTGCTTCGCCAAGTTTGTCTGTGTTCGTTTCAACCTGTGAGACAGATGAACCTATCTCAATGGCAGGCTCATTACTGGTATAGTCCACATACGAGTTCTGGCGATACGACAATACTATCCTAACAGTATCCGTATCAATCTGCGAAAACTCCATGCTCTTTAAGTTTGCGATAGGTTCCGCGGGATGCACCGAATACATTGCCGGTACACCTGGCATGGTCTTAGCATTCACGAACTTCTCTTGGCCCGTACCTGTGACGTTATAGACCATCACTATACGCTCAAACTCCCAGCCTCGTTCTGATGTGTACCTTGCTGCGGAGCCGTCTTTAATATCAATCGTTGGTTCCATTATGCTATCACCTCTTTGTTAGCTATCTTGTTTAGCACTGTGGTCTGCTTCTTAGTTTCTTCTAATTGCGTATCCATCTTTGTGAGGGTAGGGTCAACACTGCCAGCAGCAAGGCCAGCAATAGAGGTGTTGGCGATGTCAAGTTCTTTGAATTGGCCAAAGTTGGGTGGCCCGCCTTTTGCAGTCTTAGCAGTCTTACCGGATAGATACTGTTCGCCAGCGGACGCAATCGCCTTGCCCCAAACCTCCTCGGTTATCTCTCCAGCCTCAAGCATCTTGTCGTACAATGCTGTAAGTTCCTTCACTTTTTCAATTGGCGTCTTGAAGGATTCCGTTAGTGATTTGGCCGCTGTTTCCAACTCAAGGGCGGCCCCTTTTTCTGATAATTTTGTAAACAGGTCACCCGTTTTTGTTGTCCGCTTCATAAATGCGCCAGCCTCACCTGCCGCCATGCCCTGGGCGATTTGTTCCAGCGGGTAAAGTTTCTTCTCTATATCAGACAAGCCGAATGTGTCTAGTTGGAATTGCAACTCTACGTTTATGGCGTCTAAGTCAGCAATGGCCTTGGCGTGTTCAAGCAGGCCAAGCAGTCTATCAGCGCGTTCCATATGCGCTTTGTTGTTGGTAGTTTCGTGGATTGCATACCGCCGCCGAGCCTTGTCTGACATATTGACCCGCCAAACCTCTTTTTGTAATGCGTCCAGTAAATCATTAGTTTTGGTTGTAGCGTCTACAGCCGAGGCAGCGACTTGCTTGTTGCCTGCGGCCATCGCGTCAAGGGTTGGATAGTCAACTTTGCGAGCCATCGCCTCGGACATTGTCCACGTCTTAGCTACCGTTCCGCCGCCCTTAGACGCCATTGCCTCGGCCATCTTGTTCGTCTTAGTTGCCTTATCGACAACGTCGTCAATCATTGCGCTCATGTTTGCTACGGCAAGCGCGCCCGCCGCCAGCCCACCCACAAGTATAGCAATACTGGCAGGGCCACCCATAGCCAGCACCATAGCCTTGGCAATAGCCAGGGCCTTATACGCGGTAACAAGGCCCATTATAAAGCCTCTTACCACCTTTATGGCCCCCTGTATCAACAACAAACTCAACGCCCATTTCCCCATTTTTATAACAGCCTCAGCAACGACAGGAATTATACCCTTAACAGATGACGCGAATTTGCTGAACCGGACGGCCGCGCGGGTTAATCTGTTAGCAAGCGACCTGAATGTTGGCGACAGGGCAACGGCAATGGTTTTCACAAGGCCACCAAACGCATCCCTTAGTCTTTGGACCGCGTCATTGGCGTCCTCGACTTTCTTGGCGTCCGCACTGCTGTATGTCATATTGAGCGCTTCAACCATTTTCTGGTTTTTATCCAGACCCTCGCTGCCCATCTCAAGCATATTAAGCAGCTTCATACCCTGCCTGCCGAATAATTGATAAGCAACAACAGACCTCTCGGCAGCGGTTGCTAATCCGTTTATACCGTCAGCGACAACGCGGAAACTCTCTGCGGGATTCATGTCAATAAGGTCTTGATACTTTAAACCTATCGCCTTAAGTCCCTCCTTCGCTTCGCCCGTCCCCTGCTTAACCTCGCCAAGTCTACGCACAAACATCTCAATGGATTTATCAAACCCCTCCGCGCTCGCACCAGATAGTTCAGCGGCATGGCGCAGGCCAATCAAGTCCTCTGTGGCAATGCCTATTCTTTTGGACAACTTGCCAGTTGCGTCAATATTCTGCATGGTGCTTTTAAGCATAAGCCCTAAACCGCCGATACCGGCAGCCGCGGTGATTCCAATAAACATCCGCTTCATGCTACCGGATATGCCGTTAGCCGACTTCTGAAACCTGTTCATGGTCCGACCGCTCTTCTTCATCTTCTTTTGGAAGACCGACGTGTTAGCTTTAAGATTTATATATAGGTTTGATATGGTTGCCATTTAGCAAAGCCCCATGAGAATGTTTTTAATATCTCTGTCTGTCATTGGTTCTTTAGGTTCAAAGTCTGGCATGAAGTCTTTAATCGTTAGTGTCTTGGATGACTTGCCGCGCAGTGCATTTGCTACCAGAGAGCAGAGCATAGCGTTACGCAGGTCGGCGCGTTCTTCCCCGAATGGTTCAAGCGTGTAGTATGCCTGCCATTCGGATAGTTCTTTAGACGTGGTACGCTCTAGCAGTTCGCCAACGGTAACGCCCAGACGTGATGCTAGTCTGAAGTAGAACCGACGCTCTGGTCGTCGCCTGAGTTTTTTGCCAGTTCCTCAACGTCACCGTCAGAGATACCGTTAAGTTTCTGGGCAAGTGCGAATACCCTGTCTAAAGCCTTTGCTGATTTTGCGCCGAGTTGGTTTACTTCGTTATCGGTAAACAACCGCTTGCCGTCTTCGTTGCTTATACATCTGCCGCAAAGCCTCGCGCGTATGTTCACAAGATTAACCTTCTCTTTGCCGCTGACAAGTTCCTGCTCGAAGGCGTCCCGTTCTGTTCCTGACATCTGTTTGACGCAGACCGACCCGCCCCATTCCGGGACTTCGATTGCCTCGGTCGTAATATCCTGCGCTTTAAGTATCTGCTCTTTGTTCAACATTGCTTTCACCTTTCAAAAGTTTACGATGCAAGATCAACATATACCGGAGCGCCCGATAATTTAATTGTCGCTGATTGAGTTATCTTGTCATCAAATGGTATCGCTGTGCCGAGGGATGTTAGAAACCCCTTGACCAAGAAATTGCTTTTGCTTGTCTTGGTTGTGTGGTCATTGATGTAGATTTTATAATACTGGGTCCCGTTGGTTTGCAGGCTGTTCAGCGCGTCGCCGTCCCCGCTTGCCGATCCATCGTAGTTCACATCTAAAGTAATCTCGCCGGAGTCCAACATCCCCGGTATGAACTCGCGCCATTTGTCGGCAGAATCCATTGTCGATATATCCAGCGAATCCCTCGAATGGCTTGGGCCGCCTATACTTGATATGTTCCCGATTGTGGTTACGTTACTGGCAACGGTGAAGTTGGTTGTATCGCACAACTCCAATATAGCCCCGTGTCCTAGTGTTGCATCACTCATGTTATCTCCTTATGCCGCAACGTCTGTGTAGGTCATTGCGCCTGTTAGTTTGATTGTTACCGACTGCGTGATTTTATCGTCAAAGGGAATGGCCGTGCCTAATGCCGTTACGAATCCACTGCATGAGAATGTTGATGTGTCAATGCAGGTGATAAGGATCGTGCTGGCCGCTGCCGCCAGCGCAGCGTTTAAGTCATTAGCGGTTGCGCCGTCCGCACCGTCATAATTAACATCGAAAGTTACCTCCCCGGCGTCAAGCATTCCGGGGATAAATTCCCGCCATTTGTTTGTGGAGTCCATTGTTGATATGTCAATAGAATCTCTCGAAATGTTCGGACCACTTATCGAGGTTATGTTCCCGATAGTAGCCGCCCCGATAGCCAGTATAGTACCGTGGCCTAGCGTGCCGTCACTCATTTTATTGTCCCCTAATTAGGTGTGTTTATGGCTCGTTGAACCAGACCAAAAAGTCTAATCGCTTGCCGTGTCTCTTTATGATTTCATTGCCTACGGTGAGGCTTGAAATGTCGCCCTCGCCTTCGAGGAATACGTCATGTATTTTTCTTGTGTTGACCGTCCCGCTGTAATCCTCAAACGCTTCTCTGACCACCTCAGCCAACTCCCTCGCACCTGAATAAGTAGACGCCCAGCAATTGATTTGATACCGTGCGGATACCATACCAATCGAGCCGGTCAGCGTATACTCTCGGTTGGCTGATATGTGCTGGAAAGTCAGTGCAGGCATCAATGCGTTCTGCGGAACAAAGACAGGATAGATTCTTGTCGATGTTAAATCTGTTATTCCGGTATCGCCTGATAGTATCGTATAGATCGCAGTCTCAATCGTGCTGTCTGTGTCGCCTTGGATATGCGTTGTTATCACTTGGCTTGGTGCCGACTCTGCGCCTGCCGATGTTGCGGTCGCGTAGAACTCATACCATACAGCGGTTAAACTTCCTTGCGTTATATCACCATCGCCGCTTCGGGTGTTTCCGGTGGTCCAGGTTGTGCCTGTCTTTAGTCGGTAGTAAAGCGTAATCGTTCCAGTTCCCGTGACTGATGCCGTTACGCCGGCACCTGTTCCAGCATCGACAACCGAGAGCGTGGGCGCGTCAGGTGCTTCTGCTCCAGTTACCGAATATCCAAAACCCAAACCAACGTCAAACATTAAGCAGGCTCCGTTTTCTGGGCGATTACCGTTGTTGTAGATGTGATATTCGCGCCGTCCTTATCCTTCAGGTTCTTGCGTATCAGTTCAGTTGCCGTGCCTTTGGTCTTGACGACCATCTGCCAGGGTGTTGTTGTGGTGTCGATTGTGACATCACCCTCAAGTACGTTCTCGATGAATGTGATTGCCGTCTGTGCGGTCGTTATGGTGTCAGGTATTGTCGTGCCTGTATCTGTAAGTATCTGGTCTAAAACATTCCCAGAACCCTCCATCTCTATTCGGACTTCCTCTGCCGTTGCACCTCCTGCCGAGTAGTTCGGCTGTGTCGTTGCAAGCGTTGCGCCGTCCGCACCTGTCAAAAGATCAAGGTCGTTCTGTGCGGTTGTTATCGTGCCGGGTATTGTCGTGCTGGTGTCGGCAAGTATTTGGGCTATCGAAGAACCGCCTATCTCTATCGCTGTCTTAACACCCGCCGCGTCATGGGAACTTCTACTGCTTACTGCAGCGTTAAGGTAGTCAATAACTAACTTACCCATTGTGCTAGCTGTAACCACTGCAGCTGTTAATTGGTGCCATATTGCGAGTATGCCAGCCGTTGATAGGCTATACCCAGTTTTGCCAATGTTCCAGTTGCCCTTATCATCTAATGCAGACGCGGCTATCTTCGCCGCAGTAATGGCAGAATCTGCGAGAGTAACATCACCTGTAAGTGTGCCGACTGAGCCAGATAAATTCCCTGTTATATTGCCAACAATATCCATTGTTTGATTAGGTAGATTAATAGCTGTTAGGCTTGCCCCATTGACCCCGAGTAATGTTGAGGCCGTCCCCGCTGCGTCTGGTACTACTACGTTTGGTGTGGTAGTATTCCAGTTGCCCTTATCATCTAATGCAGACGCGGCTATGCTAACCGCCGTAATGCCACCGTTTGCAATTGAAACCGTATTGGTGTCAATCGCCGCTGTCCCGGCTGTCCTTAGTTTGAACGATCCGCAGAAACCGGACGGGTTGACCGTTGAGATGGTAAGTGTGCAGAATACCGCATACTCGCCTGCCGCGTACCCCGTAGTATCTATGGCTATTTCGTGGATGCCGGCTGCATAGTTGGCACTCGATAATAGCGTGGGCGTGCCAGAAGCAGTTGCCGCAGCGTCAGACGCAGCACCAGCGAGGCGAACATCATACAACGGGGTTGCACCGTCACCAGCGTCACCATCAGTATCGTTAGCCGCGAACCAGAAGTAAACTGTATCCGCTATTTCCGCATATTTGTATTGACTCATAAGTTAGAACCTCTTATTTCTGGGCGACCACCGCCGCCTGATGCCGCCTGTATTGCGCCTATGTCTTGCATTCCTGCACTCATGGCATCTAAGCCGTTGTCGATTAAGTCTGAGCCTGTTACCGGCGTGAAGTCTTCACTACCATCTGTGACGTTTGTAAATATCGCCGAGGCTGCTTGTGTCCCAGCGATGTTATTGCCATCTTTGAAGTCTGCGAATGTGCTGTCAACGCCGCCATTGTAGTGCGTAGTAGTCGAGCCATTACCAGTATTACCGCTTGCGTGGTTGTAACCGAAATATTGTATATTGTATTGCTTTCCAGCATTCAAATTGAAGCCATAACCTCCGTTACCAACAGATGTGCAGTTTTCTACTTGACAGAGTAACGCAAGGGTCTCTATTGCAAAACCGTCACCGTAATTTCCATAGGCAGTACACTCCACAAATGCCGACCAATTTGCCGTGCCCTTTGCAAAAAAACCATGACCAACACTTTCGTCTTTGCCATTATCATAAGCAATACACTTGATACATTTTACGTTATTGCCAGACCAGAAGTGAAAGCCGTATGTATCGTTATCATGGGACGTGCAACCTAT